GGGAGAAACGACAGTCAGTGATCCCTCCACTGTCGTATGGTGGACGCGAGTTGTCTGAAGACGAAACCCGCGCACGGGCCCTTGATATAATGACAAACTGTTGGAAGGACAGGGCCGGGCCGCAAAGAACACTTGCAGAATGGTGGGCAGACAGAGCAACCTGGGTAGTAGCAGGCGCCACCTTTGACGACGGGAGGTGCCAAACCGCCAGTGAGAGAGTGAAGCGAGTCAGCGAGGCCTTAGGGATCAGTAGGGTGAATAAGCGTGTCTTCGTGGAAGCCGCCACCCTGGAAGATCTGGAAGAAATACTCGAGGGTGAGGCGATGCAGAACGCACGGGCACACACTAAAGCCAACGAGTTGAGTGGGAAGACGCGGGCAATATATGGGAGTGACATCTGGACTTACCTACTAACAGCCTATGTTGACGAGGGCTTTGAGAGGCAGGTACATGACAACACCCTGATGCTGACGGTCACAGTTGCCCAGCAACTGAATGGCTGGGCAAACAGGAGGGGTGCGTTCAGACGCGGACTGTGGGCCAACTGCCTAGACTACGATGACTTCAACTCGCAGCATAGCCTGAAGTACCTCCGTGCAGTGAGTCTAGCAAGGGGGGACTGGTGGAAGATGCGCGCAACGAGAGGTGAGGCCCTGGCCGACAAGACCAGAGTGAACGACTGGGTGAGTGAGGCCTGGATGAAGACCGTACTACACTACCCCGACCGAGCCATACAGGAGGTGGGTAGCGGCCTAATCTCAGGAAGTAGGGACACAAGCCTGATGAACACTGTGTTGAACAAAGTGTATTACGAATGGGCACTAGAAGCCACATCCTACGACGACATCGTCGGACGTAAACACATAGCTTGGCATTGTGGGGACGACACCCTAATGCTACACGGCTCACAGAAGGAGGCCGTGAGCGCACAGAGAGCAGCACTACAAGTGGGCCTACGCGTACAGCTTAGGAAGTGCGGACTCCAAGACGGAGCTGGTGAATTGCTACGCCTGAAGGAGGATGCAGCTGCTGTGCGGGGGAGCTTGGCCCGCAGCCTAGGCGCGCTTGTAAACGGCAACTGGGAGGCTAAGTCCACGACGGGTGGCCGACTCAAGGGACAAGAAGCTGCCGCCATG